TGTCTTTAGCCTTACCTATGTTGATGGCAAGCAAATCAACGAAGCGATACAGCTTTGCGATCCACTCATCATCTTTGGGTGTCGGGGTGCTCGCAGCAATCAGCGATGCAATGGTCACAATCGTCGTGACCGTATTGATTATTGTAAGTAAATCCATGACTACTTAACTCCTTTCTTCTTAGACTGAGATATCTACCCTTTGTGTTGGAGCAAGTTCTGTAGCCTCAATCTTGTTACCTTTCTGGGTATACAAGGTAGGCATTACTGTCTCCACCATCTCTTTCACGGGTTCGCCTTCTGCGCCTGTACGCAGACGCTCTTGTTTTTCAACGGCAATCTGCTTCCAACTGACTTGAGCAGATCCGGTTACCGAACCCACGTCCATAGTCTACTGCACCACTTCCGCTTCTGGCTCTTCGTCTTCAGCAGGCTTAACTGCGTTGATGATAGCTTTACCGTAAGCATCCAACACAACCTGACGCTCGCCAATCTGCATTTGCAGCCGTGCGATTTCTTGGCGAATCTCCGCGACACGGGCAACGTGCATCTGGGTTTCAACAGCCAACTCTGACACGTTATGTTCTTCGTCGTTAATGACGATTGTTTGCTCTTCACTCATTACCAAGGTACTCCTTCAGCGGTAGGGGGTGTGATTTGACCGTCAATCTGCGCTTGCAAATCCGTTTGAATTTCATCTTTATCAATGCCGCCAGCCCATACCCAGCCAAACACATCCGCTTCGGTCAAATCGGCATATGGGATGTAGTCGGAAGCGGAAGGGTCTGGAGTAAACTTAGATCCGCCATCCATTTTAGCCATGTACGTCACGGCATCATCGCCAGAACCTACCGTTTGGGATGCAGTGCCGACCCAACGCGCATACGTCACCGCGCCGTTCATGTTTTCAGGCAAAAGGTCTCGTTCGAGAGTCTTGATACTCCACTCAAATGTAGCTGACATTAGTCGCCCTCCAGTTCATTAACACGCGCTTCTAATTCTTGGATTGCTTTTACAAGTATAGGAATTAGTGCGGAAGGGCCAAGTCTTTGCCTACCGTCCGCGTCATCCTCCGTCCACATATCAAAACCATCTTTAATCTCTGAGTGTGAGTCAATAACAGCTTTGACTTCTTGTGCGATAAAACCGTGATTCGTTCTATCGTTCATCACGCGGGTTTCAGAGTCTTTTACATAAGCGTTCTGAGTAGAAGGAATATCCTTTTCTTTCTTCCACCTAAACGTAACAGGACGCAAATCTTTGATGAAAGAAAGACCGGCAGTAGAATCAGTAATATCTTCTTTATAACGCTCATCTGAAGGGGCTGTAATAGTTGTTGCACCGTTAGCTATCGCGCTGTCATTAGAACTATACCCAAAGGTAAAGGTTTCGCTACCAGATGCTGTTACTTCTCCTCCCAGAACAGTAGCTTTCTGTACGTCAGCGGTGCCCTTAGACCTCCAACCAATTATGGTATTATAGTCTCCAGTAGTTACGTTGTCGCCTGAACTATTACCAAAGAAAGTATTAGCAAAGCCGGTTGTTACATCATACCCTGCTCTGCGCCCAACCGCGCATGTGTAAGCCGGATTAGAGTAGGTGTAGTTATACATCGCGTCATTGCCGATAACACAGAGTTCTGAGGGTTGACCAGTATTGCTGTATAAAGCTCTATTACCTATGGCTAACACGTCAACAGCGGCGTAACTTGAAGTAGACCCAAGAACCTTAGCGGCTTCATACCCTATAGCGATACAACTGTTAAGTTTTATAGAGCTTTGCGCTGCTTTATAACCTATTGCAATATTGAACGCGCCCGTGGAACTTGAACTCCCGAACGACATGCTACTACCATCGTACCTAACGGTCTCCAAAGCATATGCACCTACGGCGGCATTACCATTTGGGCTTCGCCCGTCCCCCATCGCTCTATAGCCCAAAGCCACATTCTCATCGGCTTGAGTTTGCCCATCGGTAATGAAGTCTTGTGCGGCTTCTACACCTATGGCTACATTTCTTTCTGCATAGTTGTTGAAGTTAGCGCCAGCGTTAGTGCCAAGACGAACATTGTTTATTCCGGGGGTTGAAGGAGCGCCCGGATCTTCCCACGCTATGCCAGAACCTGTGCTGGTAAGCACTTGGCCGTCTGTACCTTGGGCGTTGTTGCTGCTTGTATTATCGTAACCAATTTTTATGTTTTTTACATTTAGGTCTCCATCAATACGAGTGTCGCCATAAATATCAAAATTATAAAAAATCTCGGAGGTATTGCTGCGAAATACCCCTACTTTACCGTCCCCTCTCACCAAAATCGAATTAGCAGCGCCTTGGGTATTAACCATAAAGGCTTTCTTAGAGGTAGAGGTGCCAGATGAATACACCTCTAAAGTGGCTTCGGGGGTTACACCTTCACCAATACCTACTTGGGTGAGGTTACTGTTTTTTTCTATCTTTATGGTGGTTGTTGTAGTGCTTGAAGTAATACCATCCACACCACTGGATACTGTAACCCAACTTAAATTACCTGACCCATCGGTCTTGAGAAGTTGATTATTGTCACCATCGTTATCTGGCAGTGTTAGGGTATAAGAAGCACTAGCACTGTGGGGTGGCCCCTTGATAGTAATACCGTGGCTGTTGTTCTCGCAGTTGAGCACGAACTGACCAGCACCTCTAGTTGCGTTACCTTTGAATATCACTTTACCTGATCCATTTGGATCTAGTTCAATAGCCCCATTGCTGGCAGAGATAATATCGTGGCCGTTAACGTCTAAATTACCACCTAGCTGGGGGGAAGTATCAGCCGCTACATCCGCAATACCTCCTGAAGCATTTTCCCACTGTACGCCAGAGCCTGTGCTGGTGAGCACTTGCCCGTCTGAACCTTGACCACCAGACAGCGTTAAGTTAACGAAGTTTGCAGTCCCAGAAACATCTAAGTTACCGTTAATGTCGATTAAGGTTGACGTTAAATCTATCTCGTCGTCAGCAGCTATAGACAAGTCGCCATCAGCCGTTGAGCTAATGTGTATAGCAGAATCTCTGAAGATTATTTTTTTGTCCGTGCCTATTGTTGAGTTTGCAGTGGTGGTTATCCCTGCAAATGTAGGGCTATCAGTAGTAGCCACGCCTTGGTTAAGCGCCTTTACTGAAGCGATAGATGTAAGCTCTGAGTCCATCAAAGCACCGGCAGCAGTTACGTTAGTTGCATCTGTTACATCAGCACTTGCTTCAATACCATCTAGTTTAGTGCCATCAGTAGCTACGTCACGACCATCAAAGGTACTATTGGTTGTGATAGCCCCCGTCATAGCGCCACCCGTTCTGGGTAGGGCAGCATCTGCTGTAGTCCCTTGTGCGGCTGTAGCGTAATCTGAAGAGTCAAATGCCTTTACTTGGGCAAGGTTAGTTACTTCAGAATCCATCAAAGCGCCAGCGGCTGTAACATTAGTTGCGTCTGTTACGTCTGCGCTAGCTTCGATACCGTCTAATTTGCTGTGGTCTGCCGCTTCAAAAGGAACCGACGCTACTCCATTAATGGTTAAAGCGTCTGTTTCTAGCGTACCGTCAACGTCTACATCAGCATTAAAATCGACGTTTCCAGAAGCAGCTATGGTAGTGAAACTACCGGCAGCGGGGGTAGCGCCACCAATTACAGCGTCATCTATAGCTCCACCGTCAATATCTGGAGCATTAATGTCAGGACTTGTTAGGGTCTTGTTCGTAAGTGTCTGTGAGCCTGTGAGCGTAGCTACAGTAGCGTCAACAGCTAAGGTTACAGCGGTACCTGAAGCAGTAGAATCAATACCTGTACCACCTAAGATACCTAAAGACTCAGAGTCTAGGTCGATGTCAATGCTAGCGGAGCCATCAGTTACATCAAGATCCTGTACGGTAACCTGCGAATCTACATACGCCTTAATAGACTGTTGTGTAGCAAGTTTTGTGGCGCTGTTAGACGCCATATTATCTTCGTCTTTAATGCCTGTAACTGTGGCCCCGTCGCCACCAATAGAGAGGCTAGCAATATTGCTAATACCTTCTTCTACGTTAGTCCCATCACAGAACACGACCATGTTTTTGCCAACAGGTACTGCTATGCCCGTACCGCTGGCGGTCTTAACCGTAATTACCTGCGCTGTGCCGTTCTCAACGATGTAAATTTTCGATGCTGCGGGGCACACAACCGAGCCTGCGCCTGATAGTGCCGTACCTGTATCGGTGAGCGTTAATATTGCCGCACGCGCTTCGGACGTGGTGCCGTCTGCGCTGGTTAGCGTATGTGAATTAGCAGTCCACGTATTGATGACCTTGCGACCTGCAACAGCTTCTTCAACCATCGAAGTGATGTTGTTGTTAACCACATCGCCCCATGTACCAGATAATTCGCCTTGAACTGGTAAGGCGAGCTTCAAAATTGTCGTATATTGAGTTGTCATCTAAAACCTCATGCGGCTATTTCTTGCCAGTTTGGATTTTGGGCCGTATCTATTTCGCCCCAAATGTTTATAGTACCTGCAACGCCTGTTGCGGCTACGCCCGTAACGAGTATAACCGCGTCACCCAACACCACAACACTACCAGTACCGCCTGTAGCAGATACTCCTGTTGGAAACGCCGTGCAGCCTTGCCTAATAAGTGGTGTTCCTATCGCTCCTGTGGCTTCTACCCCAGAAACATCAGGTATTCTAGTATCCCACGGGCCTTCCCCCCAACTACCACGACCCCAACCGGCGTTAAATATAGACATGTGCTACTCGCTACGCGATACGAATGATCGCACTAGACGCGCCTGCTACTGGGAACTGAATCGTAAAATCACCTGCCGTTGAAGACTTATCGCCACCAAACGCCAAGGCGCATACTGCTCTATCGCTGTTGGTGCTGTTATAAATCAAAGCCCCGTTAGCGGTGATTGTCGCGCCAGAAAACGTAAGGTCAGCGAAGTCTGTAAACGCGGTAGTGCTAGACGTTGTTGGGTTTACATTCGTCAGAGTGCCGCCGCCTGCGGAATATCCCGTACCGCTTACTTCATTAGCAGTTGCATAAGCAGTGGTGCTTGCCCCTAGAGTTGCGGAGCTTGTATACAGCGCCAGTTTGAAAGTGTTACCACCACTCGCTAGGAAATTGTGCTTGGCTTCCAGAAGTTCTTTCTTGAAAGACGTACACATTGCCGTCGTAATAGCCATTATAGACTCCTAATTATGTCTGCCATGTCCTTATGGCCTTGACGTTCAAGTTTAGCGACCAAAGTGGTTCTATCACTCTTAATTGCTTCTTGTATGCAGTGCAAAGCCGTAGCCCTAACCGCCTCCTTAAATGCTTGCGCTTGTTGCGCTATTGCAGGGTGGCAACTGCTACCTACGCTTACGATACGGTCTGCGGCAGATTGTGCCCAGAACACAGGATCGTGTCCACCATCCGACGTAGTGGTGACAATTACATTGCCTACTTCCATTTGTGGCGCTTCAACTAACATTTTTAGCTAACCGGAACTCTAAATTGGCCTGAACGGTAGGTGTCTTCTCGCAACTTACCATCGCCTAGAACCTTGAGAAGCCCAAGAGCCTGTACATACATCTTATCGTACAAGGCAACTAGATCAGGCTCACCCTTCATAAACCGTAGGGCTTCGACTAACGCCCCATTTAACAAAGCAGAATCAAACTCTTCCCCAAGCCACGTAGTGCCTGCGGTAACTATCGACTCTGGGTAATACCCATAATGCAATTCCGTCGTGTATCCGCTATCAGGAGTAGGCCCGAGAATAATGGTGTCGTCGTCAAAGTAACCGTAGTGTTTGGGTAACCCTGTAGCGTTAGGGTTGGGGTACGCCTCACGCATAAAGTTAACGTCTTTGTTCAACAAAAACGAGTAGTTACCGTTACCATCCACAACAGCAAGGCTGTACGAGTACAAGAAATCAGTGGGCGTTGCCAAGTAGTTATTGTTGATTGTCATAACACCGAGTACATTTTTACGTAACGCGGGTATCTGTACAGCGTTATATATCTTCTGCTCTGCCTGCTCTGTGAACATAGCGAGTTGGGCATCTGTAAAAGAAGTTTCACAGATGTCCTGAATGTTTGTTTTTAGCTCGGTGTAGTTCATATCTTACGCCATAGGGCCACGGGCCATCGTGCCTTTCGTTGCAGCGCCTGTACCACGAACCTTGATGCCGGTGGTTTTTACACCCTTCATGTCAGGCTTAGGCGCGTCTTTTACTTCTACTGGTGTAGGCCATCCTACGGTCTTAACTACTTTTGGTGCTTTCATATCACGACTCTATGTTGTGGTTACTGTTACTGTCCCTACCTGCCCCGTTGCTGCTAGGTCATTAGGAGTCAGACCAAACGGGTCATCTCCCACACCCACGGGGTTCCAACCCCACTGTATCTGCCTACTGCTACTAGCCCCAGCTTCCCCTAAACTTCTGTCAGGTCTTGGGTCTCTAATAGCCTGCGGATCATCTACTGGAGTCTCACCCAACTTTAGTTGCGGTTGGTCTGGGTTCCAGCACTCTGGGCAAGCCTTTATGTTTGTATCTATACCCTTACGTACTAAGTTCTTTAGCTCTCGTAGCTTATACTGAAACCCGCAAACATCACATTCGGCAATAGCTTTTTGTGCTGATGCAAAACGATTCGACATTGTTACGCCCTACCGATACGAGGTACAAAGCGTGCGGATGTCTTCTCTCTGTCTTCTCCCGCTGCTAACGCAAACTGCTCTTCGTACGCTTGTTTGAGCATAGCCACACGGTCTACCAACTCCGGTTCTTTCATAGCAATATAGTAAGCAAGCCCCGCCACCAGACACGGAAAGAACCTAAAGTTCATGTCAGCGGTCTCTATCCCGTTTCCTGCGTCTTCTATACGACGCATACGCCAGTAGTAGAAAATGTAGTCATCACTGTCTGGAACGGGCCATACGTTGATTTTGGGGGCATCTCGTAGGCGTTCTACGAATACTTGAATCGGCCTACCTTGGGTTAACTTGTTAGGTATAGAAGCGTACGTGCTAACGCTAATACGGCTTATAGTTAAATCTGACTGCGTAGCTACATTGCCACTGCCCGTACGGATCTGTTGTTCTAGTAAGTCTATGGTGTCAGCGGGTAGCGTGTACTCAGAAGTACCTTGCGTAAGACTCAACGTGCCTTCGTCAATCGTCCACATGTTGATGCCACGGTTCTGCCACTCAATGGTCATCAAGTTCATAGAGCGTCTGGCGGTACGTAGATCATACCCAGAACGCATTTCACGACCTGCACGCTCCCACGCCTCTTCAGCGATCTCCGTGAAGTCCATATCAAATGCAGTTGTTCCAGATGTAGCCATTGTCTGTTCCTATACGTACAGGGTCTTTTTGCGCCTGTTATCCATTACTGCACCGCAACCTCTGTGGTTTGCGCGTATCTGACCCCCAGCTTTTGCCATTCTAACCTTGGCTTTAGGGGTATTAGACACCACCTGCTGCCCGCTAGCACCAGCCTTTTTCTTCTTACGCGCCGTAGTAGCACGCTCAGACTGACTCAATGACTGCGCCTTAGATCTAGGTAAGCAGCGATCTGGGTTCTTTTTGTTCTTCGACGTGCCGCATTCACCTTTGATCTTGCCATCGGTGCCAATACGAACCCACTGCTGGTCACGCCATTTCTTCAAATCACCCATTACTTACTCTTCTTCTTGCTGCCCTTAGCATAATTAGGATCTTTGCAATACTTAGAAGCTGCCATATTCGCATAAGCAGACGGGTACGTGTCGAAGGTACGTTTGGCCCAAGCCTTTCCCTTCGCACATATCTTCCCGCCTGACTTATAGTAGCGTCTCATCGAATCTTCGCTGGACG